CCGAGCCCAGGCCGAGTTCGGCGTTGGCGAAGGTGGTCATCACCGAGCGCACGTTCGCGTCCAGCGCGGCCAGCGTGGCGCCGGTCGACTGGGTGGGCGAAACGCCGTTGGTCAGCGAGGCCGGCGACACGGCGGTCACGCCCGGATAGGCGGGGTCCACCAGGCGCTTGTCGAGGTACTGCGCGATGCCATCGATCATGTCCTGGCGCACCAGGGCTTCCGCCGACGGGTTCGACAGGCGAGCCAGTTCGGTGGTGATCACGACGATGGTCGACGCCTTCGCCCAGGGCAGGGTGATGTTGTCGGTCGCCAGCTTGCCAACCGGAGTCGGCGAGCCTTCACCCACGAACGTGCCCGACGTGCCAGCCGTCTGACGCGGGATGCGGATGTTGAACGGCACGCGACGCACCGAGGTCAGTTGGCCCAGGATGGTCTTCGGACGCAGCAGCTCGATGAACTCGGCCGTCATGTCGTTGTACTGCACCAGGGGCGCCGCCCAGGTCGTGTCGCTGGTCGAACCGGCGGCAACCGCGGTCTTCAGCACCTGGCCGACTTCCGGGGTCGAGTCAGCCCAGCGTTGAGCGATGACTTCGGCCTGCATGATGTTGCCCTTGCTCACGGCGAGGGCAGACACGTAGCGGGTGAAGGCGGTGCCCTTGGGCAGATTGCGCGCGACGCTGATCACGCCGCTGCCGGCGACATTGACGGCGCCTTGGCCTTGGCCGGCGACCGCAGTGACCGGCGCGGCCTTCGTGACCATCATGGCTTCGTGGCTCTTGAGGGTCGTGATGGTCTTGTCGATCGACTCGATGTCGGCGGTGAGTTGAGCGTCCTTCTCTTGCTCGTGCTCATCCAGGGTGCGGCCTTCGTCAACGACGGCCTTGGTGACGAGGGCGCTCTTTTCCTCGGCGAGTTGGTTGCGCTTGGTCTGGAACTCGGCCAGACGTTCTGCGATGGTGGGCATTTCGGATTCCTTTCGGTGGTTTCGGGTCGCCCACGCAAAAAAGCCCGCACAAGGCGGGCTCATCGGCGACGGGCAGATGCCGCGCGTCAGTCGAGGTAGATGACGCCTTTGCGGCGGTTGCTGGTTCCCGAATCGCCGGGAAGAGAAGTGCCGGATGCCGCCGGTACGGTGTCGAGTCGGACGACGCGGCCGGCACCAAACGCGGTGCGCCTGATGGCCTCGTCAGCAGACTTGATTGAGGTGAGACTGCAGTCGGAATTTGCTGGCACGGTCACCGTGCTGAGCTCGACTAGCTTCGACTTGATGTAGCGAAGACCGTAAGTCCCGTCGATGCGAGCGGACTCGATCGACTGAAAACCGATGCTCAGGCCGCGTACTAGGCCTGACTTGAGTTGCGCCCAGCGCTTGTCGAGTTCGGCCTTCAAGTCGGGGCTGTCGCTGGCGCTGATGTCCGCGACTTCGCAATCGACCTCGATGCCTTTGTCGCTAACGCGCGCGGCGCGGACCCAGCCGATCGGCTCGGACGACTTGTGCTGCCACAACAGCGGCGTCGGCAGCTTTATTTCCATGCCGCGCGGCTCGACGATGTCCCCCATCGAGTCAACGGAGATGGTGGACGCGACGCCAGTGAACTTGCGCTTTCCAGAGCCATCCGGCGCTGCGGCCTTGAACTCAAAAGTGCTGTATGCGCGGATGATGGTCATAACGACTCCCAGAAATGCGAAAGCCCGCGAGGCGGGCTTGTGTTGGTTGCGGTCCCCTGAGTCGAACAGGGTGTCTCTTGGTTATGAGCCAAGCGGGTTGCCGTCTCCCCCGACCGCGCTAGATGAAGAAGATCTGGTGCCGACGCTTCCTCGGCTTCGGGTTGTCAGCCATGAGCGACACCGCATTGAGCATCGCCATCAGCGGATCGATCTTTGCCGTACCCGCCACCGCCTTGGTGATGATCACCGCATTGCCCCTGGGCTCCGGTTTTGCATTGCCTACAGACCACGCCATGATGGGTTGCGCACCGTGGCGCAACGCCTTCTCGGCCAGCTTGCGTTCCGCGGTCTTGATGGCGTTGACCATGCGCCAACCCTGGGGCACCGCAACGATCCGGTTCTGCTCGATCTTTCGACCCACGATCTCGTCCACCACGGCGCCAATACCCGCGATGTCCACGCCGATCTTGTCCAGCAGGCCTGAGTCCTCGCACTGCTCGATCACGTCGCCCACCAGCACCACGTCCTGGCCTGGCTCGACCACGATCAAGTCGCCCTGGTCAACGAAGTCCATCAACCGCGGCGCGATCTCCTTGCGCCGCTCAAACACCGTCGGCTGCGCGTAGGCCCGACCCCAGTGCAGCCACTTCTTCGTCTCGGCGTCGCGGCCCATCACCGCCAGGCCGAGCAAGTCGTCCAGGCCGCCGCCGTCAATCCCGATGCAGACAACCTCGCTGCGCAGCAGCAGTTCCTCAAGCGTCAAGCCCTCTTCGGCGTTGGCTTCCCAGAACAGCGCGCCGGCCCAGCACGCGCCGGCCAGCGCGATGCCGATCTCAACGTCCAAGTGCTGCGAAGCCCAAGCGCGCAACTCCTGCTCGCTGGTGGACTCGGCGACCGCCATCTCTTCGACCAGGCGCTCAATTGAGATCGACCGGCCGGCGTTCGGCGTGACCATGTGCCAGTTGGCCGGGTCGGCCCACTGCTCGCGGTCCTTCTGCATCTCGACCGGGAACTCGTACAGCACCGGCAGCATCGCGCCTTCGCGCTCACCGTCGCGGATCGCGCGGGCCTTGTCGAGCTCGGCCTTGAACACGCCGGCCGGCTGCTCCTCGCTCTTCGTCGTGATGAACGCCAGGAAGGCCTCGGGGAACGGCAGCATGCCGCCGCGAAGCTGGCGAATCGCCGACGCAGCCTTGCTCATCTTGGCGCAGACGTGCAACTCATCGATCAGCGCGCCGACGACTTTCTGCCCCGTCAGCACCGACGGGTCGAACGTCATGATCTCGAGCGTCGCCTGCGTCTCGCGATGCACGATCGTCTTCAGGTGCTCGCGGACGTGCAACTTCTTCTCGAGCACCGGGTCCAGGCGGATCGCACCGGCCACCGCGGAGAACGCCAGATCGGCAACGTCCTGAACCGGCGCGGTCATGATGTACGGGGCCTTCGGCCGCTCATTGAGCAGCAGGGCTGTCAGCATCAGCAACGCGCCGTTGGTGGTCTTCGAGTTCTTCTTCGGGACCAAAATGAAAAGCTCGCGGATCATCCGCTGCCGGGCGATCGGGTCCATCGACCCGAATAGCGTCCTGACGATGTCCCTGAACCAATCGCCGCTCGCATCAGCAAGCGTCGGCGTGCCCGGCACATCCGCCAGGCGCAACTTGTTGTAGACGGCGACCGCGCGCCCGCCTTCGGTCAGGTCAAGCGGCAGCCCGTCCCGAATAGGCGTCTGCCCCGACTTGAGCCGCGCGGCCCAGTCGGTGCAGGAGAGGTTCCAACTCACTGCAGCGGCGCGGCCGGCCTCAGAAGATCACCCCATTCCGTCCCAACCGCGGCGCTCACCGCGTCGATGTTGGCCTGCTCCTTCTTGCCGACCGCCGGTTTCTTCGGCTCGGCCGGCTCAGACGGCTGCTCGGCGACTGCCGGCGGCGCAAACAAGCGCGGATCGGCCGCGAGATAGGCGCGCGCCGCAGTCATGTTCCCCTTCTTGGCTGCCGCATGGATGGCCTGGAGCACTTCCAGGCGCTTCGCATAGGCCCCGGTCGACAGTTCGCTGTTGAAGTGCTTCTCAAGCGTGTTCCTGGCGATGCCCATGCCAAGCGCGATCTCTTCGTGCGACATGCCGCCGCCAGCCGCGATTGCGACCTGGCGCCGCTGGGCGGCAGTGGGTTTGAACGACGGTCTGGCCATGATGGGGTTTCTGCTCAAAAATGAGGCAATCGACGGCCTGGAGCGCGGCCGGGGGAGGAAAAAAAGCCCCGGATGAG